TTCTTCCGGGTAGCAGTCATCATCAGTGGTCCAGATGATGTCCGCGTCCCCCTGCAGGGCCTTGAGGAACCCGAACGACCTGCACGCTGACGTGCGGCGGGGGATGATCCACTCGTCCTCGCCGAGTTCAGCGAAGTCCCGCCAGGAGTAATGTTCCGCGCCGGAGATCGCGAACGTCGGCTCCGGATTGTCCTCCACCAGGATGACCCGGGCGTCCCGCAGGTCATCCTTCCACTCGTCAAGCCAGCGCAGCGCGCATTCCTCGCGGATCGTCGGGACGACAACAGCCACGCTCACCGGGAGATCACCAAGGCGAAAGAGTCCATTCCGTTGTCCGGGCCGCGAACCCAGTCCGGGTCGAAGTGCCTGTAGAGGTCGGGGCGTTCCCGCCATCCGAGCCGGGCCAGTTCCGCGATCCACCAGCCGCGCTTGCGGACGGTGGCGTGATAGTCGCGCCCTTCCCAGTGGTCCGCTCTCTGGGAGATGGAGCAGATGAACAGGCCGGCCGGGGCCAGGTGCGCGGCCACGTTCCCCATCACCGCGCCGATGAGCGGCTCCGGGATGTGCTCGAGCACCTCCCACGCGGTCACCACGTCGAACGACAGCAGCACGCCGTCGTCGTCTTCCAGGGTGAACGGGCAGGTGATGTCTGCGGTGAACAGGTTCCCCGGGATGACCGGCCACTCCGCCCTGGAGGTGCGCCTGCTGTAGTCCGACCCGTCCACCCCCGCGGCGAAACCGCCGTCCCTGAGGATGGACGCGACGAGGCCGCCGCCCGCGCAGCCCAGGTCAAGCAGCCGCACCCCGGGGATCAGCTGGAACAGTTTCCGGTTGAACCCCGGGTGCACGGTCGAATCAGTAGCGGTGCCCTTCGGGTGGGTGTGGTCCAGTGACCACCCGGCGACCGGGTGGCCGGTCGCGATCCTCACCGGAAAGTCAGGGTCCTCTTCGAGTCCAGCACCTTCCGGACGGTCGCGATGTCCGCGGCCATCCGGTCCCGCCGCCACACGGCGTACGCCTGCGCGTCAGCAGCGCCGTTCAGCCGCTCCGACTCCGAATACACCCTGTCCGGGGCACCGCCGTCCTTGCCCATCGAGTAGTGGAAGTTCTCGAACAGGACCTCCGGGACAAGCTTCAGGCACCGGGCACCACGGCCGAGATCGGCCCACGCGTTGTCGATCCAGTAGTGGGCCATGGACGGCTCGCAGAACCAGCCGAGCGCCTTCACGATGTCAGAGGAGATCAGCACGTTCTCCGGGACATCAGTACGCCGGTCGTCACCCGGGTACACCATCCCCGACCCGCCCATGCCCGCGAGCGCGTCCATGAGGATCGTGTCCCAGTGCGGCGTGGCGAAGACAATATCGTCCTCGGCGCACATCAGCGCGTCGTAATCGTCCGCGAACATGCCCGCCGCATAGTTCCGCTTCGGGCCGATCATGCCCCGCGGGTCGAGGACGACCTGCCTGGTCCGTCCCCAGTCGACACCCTCGTACGTGCCGAGGTCATCGGGATCGAGGATGAACACCATGTCCGCATGGTCTACGGTGTCCTCGTATGCCCGCAGGAGCCGCTCGCAGTTCGCCTTGCGGCCCCGGACAGGCACCATGATCAGCAGGCCGGCCACCTCACACGACCCCTGCGCTGACCCGGATCTGCCCGATCTGCGCGGTCGCCGAATACACGACCTGCCCGGACTCGTGATCCATCAGCAGCGGCGACGACGTGCCGATCGTCGTACCGCTAGTCGAGACGGTGCCCACCACCACCGACTCCCACCCCGTGTTCGCCGTGTTCCCGACAACCAGCACCGACCCCGCCGCGGTGGTCACCGACGACGACGTGACCACCGTGGACGTCCCCGCGGTGTACCCGGCGTTCAGCGTCGACACCGACGACCCCACCGACACGTAACTAGCCGCGTACAACGTGGCAGTCACGTTCTGCAACTCCAGCGGGCGGCTGCCCGGCGGCACCGGGAACCCGCTCGCCTGACCGCAGCCCAGACCCCCCACATACACCGGGTACTGCCCTATGTTCACCACCCGGACCGTGTTAATCGCCGACGTGTTCGGCGTGAAAATCCACGTCGGCGTCACAGCCGGCACAACCGACTGACCCGTACCCGGCGGAAGATTCAACGGCATGAAAGCCTCCTCCTAGTCGCTGCCCGAGGGGCTTATTCGTAGGTGACGTTCGAGGCGTAGCCGATGGAGAAGTTCGTCCCGGACGCGGAGTAGCCGTAGATCTTCGAGCTGGCCACGACCTGGCACTGGGTCAGGATGAGGCTCCCCCCGGCGGGGATTTCCACCCCTGCGGTAGCGGCTGCCGAGGACACCGACGGGCCGACGGCCACGTACCCGAGGTTGGCGCCGCTGTTGGTGACTACCAGGTCCCTGACGTAGGTCGTGCCGGTGGTGTAAAGCGCGGTCGAGCTGGTGATGCCGGTCGCGGTGGTAAGCCACGAGGTCGCGATGGCCACAAAACTCCCTGGTTCTGCGAGTGACTTGGTTGGGGTTGCGCGGCCAGGCCGCAGTTATTCAGTTGTGAGTCAGCCGAACGGCGGCCAACGATAATGGCTGGATGAGCGAGAATTGGCAATGGGGTGCAGTCATCGACTCCGACTGGCTAGACGCCCAGGAGGCATTCGGCCGGTGGATAGACGCGAACCCCGATCACCCCGCCGTAGCCGCCTACCGGGAACTGTCCCGCTGGAGCGGCGAACGCGGCATTGACGTCGACCTGTACCGACTAGGCAGCGACGGCCCGCTGCGGATTCTCAGCCGCGCCGGATTCTGCGTCGACTTCAGGGGAGACCCGATCCGGGTCACGGTGGAAACGAGCGGCGGCTACCGGGAAGAGTTCCCGGAAGGGCTTGACGTGTCCGCGCTGGTCGATCTCATCGCGGAACTAGCCTGAAACCTCGAAGGCCCGGCCGCGGTGGTCCGTAGTCTCGGGCAACCCGGACTTCCTGCGGATCATGCAGGAGCAGGTCTACGAGCACACGGGGATCTGGCCGGGCGGCCCGTATGAGGACAGGCGTCACGAGCACGCTTGGTCGATCGTGCAGACCGGTGAGCCAGTCCGGGCACTGGATGCCTGGATACACCGGGACGTGCCCGGACTGGCTCGTAAGAGGCTGGCTGGAAGCGATCTCCAGCCATCGTTGTGGTGACTACCGAGAATCGGACATACCGTTACGAATACGGCGTTACGTCCGAAACCTGTAGTCCTTGGAGGATACCGCTATAGAAGGGCGCTTGGGCCACGAGGGTGCCGAGCAGGAAGATGGAGTACCTGAACGTGGCGTCGATCACGGGCCAGGCCACACTGACGTAGTCCTGGACGCAGATCATCTCCCACGCGTTGTCCACGTGGCTCCACGTCTGCGGGAGCTGGTAGGACATGAGCAGGGCCGTGCCCTGGCTCATCCACGGGTGAACGGTGAGCTTCACCGTCGACCTCGTGACCGGGTTGACGAACTCCGCGACGGCCGCTCCCGCTCGGATTCCGCTGATCTGATCCTGCGAAATATTGAGCAGGTAATTCAGGCCCGCACCCTGCGTGAGCATGTCGTTTGCCAACCGCATGAGGTCGCCGCCGTCCGCGACAATCTCACTCGGGTCCGCCCTGTAAACCCCGGGCGTGACATTATTCATGCCATTGTTTTCCCACAATCCGTCCAATGCCGTGAAAATGGCATTAGTCGAAAGGTGGGTTCCGACGGACTGGTTGACGTAGCCGCCCTGCCACACGTTGGACGCCTCGAACCCGACATTCGCGTACGGGCCGGAACCCGTGTCCGACAGGCCGGACAGGACCGGGATCAGTCCTTCCATCCGCTGCGAGGAACCCGTGCCGGTGTCCGCGCCAGGCGGGGTGCCGTTCGCGGCAACCGGGTCGTTGCCCTGGATGGTGAACCGGATACCGCCGACCGCGTTGCTGGTCTGCTTACCCGTGTACGTCGTACCCGACTGCACCGACGTGCCCGCCTGCAGGTACACCGTCGCGGAGTTCCCCGCATAGTAGACGTTGTACTGCTGGGCACCTGCCACCGGGGCGATCACCACGTCGACCACCTGGCCGGCGCTGGTGGTGACCGTTCCCGCGGTGGACGCGGCGGTCTCGCCGAAGTAGTTCAGCGCCGTGATCTGCACGTGCGCGGTGCCGGTCGTGCCGACCGCGGTCTCGTTGGACCCGGCCGTGCGGGCGGTCAGGGTGGGTGCGGCGGGGGTCGCGAGGTTCTGCGAAGAACCCGCCAGCAACTGATACTCCTCGCCCAACATCATTTCCTGGAGGAGGACGAGGTTGGCGAGGGCGGAGATGTCCTCGAACCCCTGGCCCTGGAACTGGGCGAGCCAGCTCAGGGACTCGGACAAGCCGAAAAAGCGGTACTTGTTGTTACTCGCCGCTCAGAACAGAGTGGCGGGGGCGGTCGTTTCCGCCGCCCTCTGCGCGTCTCCGCGCAGGTCGGACTCTACCTTGGTCTGGTGATGACGCTTCTTGCCAGCGCTGATCTTCGCGCGATGCTCAGCAGTGAACGGGCCGAGTTTCGCGCCGACCCTAGCCTTTGCCGAGCACTGTCTGCTGCAGTACACGTGCTCGCCCGTCCGGTGCTTCGGCTGGGCAAGGAACGTGCCGCCGCACGTCTCGCAGGTGAACTCCCGCTTGCCGCCCTTCCAGAGCGGGTGGAGTTCGCCTGAGAACTTAGTGCGGATGTCGTAGACCGGTTCCCTGTCGGGAACCAGTCCGCAGGCGCTGGTCACGCGCTCGATGCACGCCACGGCATCGGTGTTGATCTCGCTGCCGGTGAACCGGAAGACCCGGTAGCCGGCCTCGGCGAGAGCAGTGTCGCGGAGTGCATCTTTGGCTTTCTGCTGCGGCAGGGAGTGGACTTGCCCGTCTGCCTCGATGACGACCGGAGCTTGGTTGATCTCGATATCCACCAAGTAGGTTCCCAGCAGTATGGACTGCGTGCGGAACCCGATCCGGGCTGTTTTCAGGGCGTCGTGCAGGCGGCGTTCGATGGCTGTGTTGATGGCGGGACTTTCCCGCACCTTGGCCAGCCGGGCGAGTGTTGCCGTCCGCGCCTTGGCCGCGAACTCCGGCGTCCTGGTGGCGAGCCGGTGCGCTTCACGCCGCTCCGGAGACCACTCATTGCCTGTCATGTTGCCGCGAGGGCGAATGACTACGCCAGCGTCCAGGATTACCTGCTTGATCTTGGGCTTGCCACGCTGATATTCGGCCATGAGGACTTCCAGTCCTTCTCCGGCTTCGTACCGTCGTGCGATTTCCTGTCGCTCAGCAGGGATCAGAGGCTTCTGACCTTTAATCCTTGCCACGTTAAGATTGTACTATCACCAGATCCCGCGTGCCGAGTCTCTGAACCTTGACCCTGGGCGTGTCGCCTTTAGGCCCTCGGCTGCTGATTACCCCTGCCGCTCGCTTCTCGGACCGTCGCGCTCGCCCTTTCGGGCCACGCTGTGGTGCGAGCGGGTGACGCGGGCTTCCCAGCAATTCTCGCGGTTTTCACTCACGGGTCACCCCGCGAGGCCCCTACCTGCTAATTCATGCAAGGGACATTCAGCCGGTACTGGGTCTGGGACCCCGAACCGGGAAGGTGAAGCGGCCAGGTGGAACCGGAGATCCCGGTCTGGCCGGACTGGACGAGTTCCGGCAGGGAGATGTCGACGACGCCCTGGCCGCCGGTCTGGGAGCCGGAGATGCCGAGCAGGCCGTAGACGGTCTTGGCGAGACCCTGGCCTGCCGGGCGGGGGAACTTGTTCCGGAAGCGCTATTTGTTACTCGCCGCCGTAGCGGCGGGTCAGGTCATTTCTGCCTGACTCTGCACGTCCTCGCGCGGTTCGTGCAGGCCGGACTGTATCACCATCTGGCGTCCGCGATTCGCTATGCCATCCTTACGGGGACCGCGATTCGCGACTGACGTTCTCGTTCGCCGCTGCCACTCTGTCTGGCACTCGCGACTGCATGTGCGGCAGGGCTTGCCGTAGCCTCTCGGCCACGACCGGAACTTGCCCCCGCAAACCTCGCAGGTCCATTCCGGCTTGCCGCCCTTCCAGCGCGGGTTAGCCTCGGCCATCAGCCCGTTGCGGATGTCGAAGACCGGCTCCGCATCGCGGACGAGCCCGGCCTTCTCGATCACTTGCCGGATGCAGCCGTCTGCGTCCTTGCAGATGTCGCCGCCGTGGAAACGGAATACCTCATATCCCGCAGCCTGCATGTCCTTGTCGCGTTGCGCGTCGCGCTCGCGGGACTTGGCGTGCAAGTGCATGTTGCCGTCCGCCTCGATGACGACCGGCTTCTGGGTGACAAGGATGTCCGCAACGTAGCGGCCGAGTAGCGGTTGTTGCGTGGAGAACGAGATGCCCTCCTTGCGGAGAGCGCGGTGGAGAAAACTCTCGAGAGGTGAGCCGCCGTGCCGGGGTGCTTGCATCCCCGGTAGCCGCTCCAGCCACTTCTTGCGCTGCTCCTCGCGCCACTCTGGGTCGTCCCAGTGCTTGCGTGAGGCTTCGCGCCACGCCTCGGATTTCTTCTGTCCTTTGACGTGCCCACGAGCCTTGAGCGGGATGCCCTGCCGGACCAGTTCTTCGCGGACGGTGGTGTTCCGTACGCCGTAGAACCGGGCCAGCCTATTCAGGTTCCCGATCCGCTCGTAGTCCTCTCGGAGGTGACTCCAATCGCCAGATGCCCTGCGTGCAGTCTCTACGGAGTCCCCAGGCTGCGGGGTTCCCTCGGTATTGCCCTCATCCATACGGAAAATTATAACCTATCCCGTATTCGCGAAGGGTGTTCACCGATACAGCAGGGTCTTTACCTGCGGATCACTCCGCAGGGCCCCCTAGTTGAGGGTATAAACCGGATACACGAGCCTCGCCGGTGCGCTGAGGTCGAAAGGCACCAAGCCATATGGAGCCCCGGCACCACCGAGGTTCTGCGCGGTGAAGTTCTTGCGGATCTCCGCGTCGGACTTCAGCCGGTACGCCAGCGGCGCGAACGCCGGGTGAGCGGCGAAATCGGTGGACAGGCCGCCGATCACCTCATCGGAGGCGTGCGCTCCCTGGACCATCGCGGCTTTGGTCCGCATGATCGCGTCGTGCGACTTGGTGAAGATTGCCCCTCCGTCGGCGGCGTCGTCCAGGGGCCTGCCCTTGGTGACGTGACCGACGCCCTTGACCGCCTTCGCGGCGGTGGAGGTGAGGGCTTCTTCGAAGTTCCTGCCGGACGGGGGCGCTATCCTGGGCGCTCCCCCGGCCCCCATCTGGGGGCTGTTCGCCTCATCGGCGAGTGTTACTGCCACAAAAATGTCTCCTCATGGGCTCATGAGGCCACCTCCGGGACGCCTAGCTTGGCGAGGGCCTCGCCGGCGGCCTCACGGACGTATGGGTTGGAGTGAGTCGAGTAGGTGCTCTGGAGGTTGCGCCGGACCATTTCCTGGGCACGCGCCGCGTACTCAGCCTGGTCGGGGACGGCCGCCGGCCGCCTCGTCTTCTGGACCGGGTTGAATGCCAGGCCGGAGAATGCGGCCGTGGACGGGTCTGGCTGGTCAGCGATGGCGTCGATCACCTTCTGCTGTTCAGCGAGCTTGGTGGTGAAGGTCTCCTGCTGCTCGGCGAGGAGCGCCTTGGTGGAGGACAGTTCGGCAGCGACGGGGGCGAGCGCCTCGGCGACGGCGGTCTTGAACAGGTCAGCCGTGGCACTCATGTCCACGGTGAGCGGCTGGAGAACGTGCCGGTCGGTCACCTGCGCCGACTTCTGCACCGTCTCGGCCGGCTCTCCGGCAGTCTCGCCTTCGCCCTTCTGGGCGAACGTGCGGCCCATCCTGGCCCGCGCCTCGTCCACCGTCATCTTCCCGGACAGGACTTTCTTGCCGAGCTTCTTGCGCATCTTCTTGAAGCCCTTGTATACGTCCGCGTCAGCGAACATGTCCGCGCCGTCCTCAGGCTCGGCCTTGAACGCGGCAGCGGCAGGAGCAGCCTGCGCGGGAGCGGGCTCGGGGTCGATGGCCTTGCCGATGCCCGCGATCGGGGGGACGGGGTGGCCTTCGGGCTGGACGCCCCGCAGCGGCCCGTCCTCCACGCCTTGCGCGTTGACCGTGTTCAGCGGGCACACCTCGGGGAACTGGCGGGACAGATGGCTGTGCATCCGGACCAGCGCCATCCGCTGGTGCTCCTTCTGCATCTGCGCATACGACAGCTGCGTCGGGACGCCCTGCCGGTCCGGGTACTCCCCGTCGCCCTTCATGTGACTGGGGCTGGGTGACTGGTGCCCGGCAGACAGCGGGGGCCGGTCGAACGACATCGCGTTCGGCGGCCCGGAGGCAACCTGCGGACCCGAGTTCGGCCCGGCGTAATCCACGGCGTCCGCGGCCCGGCCGTCGGTCAGGACCGGCCGGTTATACGACTGCGGGGAGATCGATCCCGGGGTGGGGTAGGTGGCGGGGCCGGGGTTCGCGTCGCGGAACGCTTTGAACGCCTCGAGGCGCCACTGGTTCACGTCGGCGGGCGCGGCGGTCTTCAGCAGGTACGCCGCCTCCCATGCCTCCTGCATCTTCAGGGACTGCTCGAGCGGCCCGGCGGCGGCGGCGAGGGTCTTACGCTGCCACGCCCGCGAGTCGATCAGGGCGCCCAGGTCCGCGTACGGGTGGTACTTGCCGACGGTCTCGGGGTGGTAGGCGGGGCATGTCAGGTCGTGGAGGCGGCCCAGGTCTTCGTCCGCGCCGGCCATCTTGAAGCGGAGCAGCGCGGCGACTTCCGGGTCCGGGGCGAGGTCGGCGGCGAACTTCACGCTGTCCGCGTCCTCCTCCGCGGGGACGTCCGACTTCAGCGCGGCCGGGAGAGTGGACTCCATCAGCTCACCGACCGGGGCCGGGTCCATCGGCGCTGTCGTGACACCCGCCGCGGCGGCCGGGGTGGTGTGGCACTTGGAGCAGAACACCTCGTTCACAGGCCCATCCGGGGACCAGGTGACGGAAGCGGCCCACAGGTGGTCCGCGACCGACTTGCAGGACGAGTCGTCGTCCTTATCGTCGCCGTCGTCCCCGTCGTCGTCTTTGGGCTTGTTCAGCCACGGGGGCATCTTCTTCGGCTTCTTCGCCTTCTTGACCGGCTTGTCCTTGGGCTCAGGCTCAGGCTCGGGGTCCTTGGTGACGTCCGGCTCGGCTTCCTTCAGGGCGGCGTCCAGGTTCTCCGCGAGTTGGTCGACCGCCTTCTGTGCGCCAGCCTGATCGTGCGCAGCCTCAACGTCTGCGCCGAACTGGGCGACGGCCTCCAGGCCCTTCTTCACCTCGTCGCTCTCATCGAGCGGATTGGCCACACCCAACTCCCTTGCCCTGCGGGCGATAAGGCGGCGCGCAGCCGCGACGTCACCGTGACCCGAGCGCGCCAGCGTGGCAGCGTTCGACAGGTCCCCGGCGTTCTCGATCGGATAGGACAGGTTCGGCAGCGCCTTGCCGTCTGCCGCGAGCCTGCGCCGGGTCGCGGTGTCGATGTCCCGCTTGTAGACCGCCCCTTCGGCGTCCATGACGGCCTTCAGCGCAACGTCTTCCTGCGCTTCGGCTGCGGCCTTGGCGGCGAGTTCGTCGTAATGCTGCTGGACGAACTTCTGCTTCATCAGCCGGGCCAGGTCATTCGGCGTGAACGTGACCGACAGGTCCTCGGCGAAACCGAACCGTGAGGCATTAGCCGGAGCGGCGGCGGTCTTGGTCAGCAGGTCGTCATCGAGCGCCTTGGCGAGGAAGTCATCGGAGCCGCCGACCTTGCCGGTGAACTCGCAGGTGCCGTCAGCTGCTGACTTGGCGATCTCCAGGAAGCATGAACGGTTGGCCGGGGAGTCGACAAGTGACACCTCGACGATCTTGCCGCCCTTGATGACCCCGCCTCGCGCCTTGCCGGTCACATCCCGCTCGATGACCGGCCGCGAGATGCCGACACTGAACGCCCTGAGGTGGCCTTTCTTCACCAGACGCTGGGCGATGGGCTCGTCTACGGCGGCCTTGAGCCAGTGGGCTCCGTCGCCATCGCGGTTCACGTCCACCCGGACGGCGGATCCGGCCGGGTCCCGCTGCGCGTTGTGCTGCACGCGGACCGTCGGGGCGGTGGCTAGGTACTCCTTAAGGGCCGGCCCTGACCAGCCGCTGTCTACCACCTGCTCGTCCGTGTCGACCTCGGGCGTCGTGCAGCGGCCGTAGACGTAGACGGTGCCGTCCGGCCCCTCGTCCCACTTCTCGATCTCCGCGACCGAGACCCGCGTCAGCTCATCAGTCAAGACAGCGGCCACACGGCTCCTTACTGTGTTCCTTCAGGGGCCATGCAGCCCGCTTGTCGTTGCAGATCACCCGGGTCCAGCCGGGACCGCACCGCCCACCTGTGCCCCAGCCGCGGCTCCCCCACCGCCAGGACATAACCCCGCGCGGTCAGCGCCGCCCCGTGCTCGAGGTCCACGACGATCCCGTGACGCTCGCATTCGTTCAGGGCGTCAGCGACAGCAGCGAGGAGGACAGCCGGGTCTGCGGTCACTCCCGTGCCGCCACCTGGGGCGTGCCGTCGCGTACCAGCAGGACCAGTTCACCCGCCGGGGCAGTCCCGGCGGGGTCTCCGTAGAACCCGATCATCTGCATCTCGCTCCATCCGCCGCTACCGCCGACAGCCGGCGCCTGGTAGACGTTGCCGTCGGGGGCGAGCACCACGTCGCCGGGCTGGGCGTCGGCGGCGGCCAGGGTGGTCAGGGTGAGCTTCACGGCCGGCCTCATTTACTTCCGGTATTTCCGGAGGATGTAATCCCAGTACCTGGCGGCCCTCTTCGGTGAGCATCCGCAGGTGACGGTTTCGGTGACGAGCCCGAGAATGACCTGCTGCGCCTCTGCCTGCGGATCGAGCAGAACAGGCGAGGCACCCCAGTCCTGGACGGGTTCCCAGCCGTACCGCGTCTTCTTGTACCTGCCGCCCATGGCGGCCACGGGGAGCTTCACGGGTGGTGGCTGCTCCTCAACTGCTCCCATTCGGCGACCGCGCGCTGGGAGGCTGCCTGGACTTCTGGGGTCACCTTCCCGTGCCCCCAGTGGAGATCTCCCCGTGCCCACCGCTTGACCGCGTTGATCGCGGTGGCGATGGCCTGCTGCTCGTCCATGCCGCCCCTGATCAGAGCGTGAGCGATGTGCTCGACATAGTTCGGGAGCTTCTGGGGGTGGCCGACATGGAGGTCTGGGGTGTGCCACAGGCCGTGACTGCCGAGCAGGTCCGGGGTTGCCTCAAGAGAGGGGGTCTGCGCGGACTTTCCTGTCACCAGTTCGCGCCTTTCGTATCAATGCATTGTATCGATACGCTATGATGAACGACACGAAGCAAAGCCGAGTGCAGCTTAGCGTCGCAAAGTTCAGCAGAGCCGGGCGAAGCAATGTCCAGTCCAGCCACGCAAAGCTCAGCACAGATACCCAGGGAAAGGAAAGCCCGTGGCGGTGACCACGAACGTCTACAAGCTCCACCTGATCCTTACTGGTACGAGTCCCCTGGTGGTCAACAACATCAGGGGCGCCGATCCCGACGAGCCCCTCGTTCGGGAGATCAAGAAGATCACCGACAAGAAGGGCAACATGACCGAGGAGGATCGTCAGCGTCTTGAGTGGCTGAAGTGGATGGTCAGCCTCTACGACGATCCGAAGGGATTCAGCGGCGACCTGCACTTCCCGGCGGCGGCCATCATGAAGTCGTTCACGCGAGCCGCCTCGCAGTTCCGCGATGGCACCAAGCTTGCCCGCGCCGTTCAGCCCGCACAAGCGATGGTCGTCATCCAGCACAGCGGCCCCAAGGATCTCGGCCAACTTTACGACGATGACAGGTTCCGGCTGCGGAACATGGTCAACACGAACCCAACGGGTAAGAAGACGATGGTGCCGACCGTGCGCCCGATCTTCCCGGAGTGGGGCATGGAACTGGATGCGGTGCTGTTCAACGACATCCTGGGTGAAGCTGACTTCAGCCGCTACGCGGACCTTGCTGGAGTCGGCGAGGGCGTCGGGAATGCCCGGCCACTCGGATACGGACGGTTCGGCATTCAGATCCAGAAGCTGTAGCGGAGCGGAGCATAGCGAAGCGGAGCTAAGTTCAGCGAGCATAGCTCAGTTCAGCCCAGCAGAGCGTAGCGCAGCACGGTCTAGCGCAGTTCAGCATGGCGTAGTTAGCAGAGCCCAGTAAAGCCAAGCACAGCACAGACCAGCCGATAGAGAAGGGCATCCCATGTCGCCATTCGCCCCGAAGGGTGACCGCTCCCTACGGGTAATCGTCGCAGAGATGGTCGCAGAGCGATCCCCGGGCGATCTACTCACCTACGAGGATCTCGGGAAGTCGCTTGACCTTGACCCGGATGAGAGGCGTGACCAGATCCGGCAGGCTGTCTCTGCCGCCCGCCCTATCGTCCTCACTGACCAGAAGCGGGCACTGATCCCGGTACGCGGCCAGGGATACCGGGTCGCCTGGGCGTCCGAGTTTGCCGGTATCGCCCAGGAGCACCGCCGCAAGGCCGACCGTCAGATCGGCAAGGCGCTCGACATCGTTAAGAACGTGAACGAGAAGGAGCTATCGCCCGAGGAGCTGAAGCGTCACCGAGCTGTTGCCATGGTCATCACGAACCTGCACACGAGGATGACCAGCGCCGAATCAAGGCTTCAGCAGCTTGAAGAGGCTGTTTTCGGTTCGCCCCGCCCGGTCATCCAGGGCGAGGTGGAGCGCGATGAACTTACATAGCCCAGCTAAGCACGGATTAGCGAAGTCCAGCGTAGTGAAGCACAGAGTAGCGAAGTTCAGTTGAGTTCAGCCCAGCACAGCGAAGCAGAGTCACCTATTACCCGGGTCCGCGCCTTGATGAATCTGAGAGGAGTGCGTCTCATCCCACGGGCCGTCTTCGCCGGGGACGAACCCAACATAGGTCAGGAACGGCTTGCCTGCCTGCTGCGAGCCCAGCGCCCGGTGATGGCCGTCGACAACGTTGATCTTGGGCCGGCCGGGCTTCTGCACCGACACGCCCGGAGAGACGTCCTCGCCGCGCCTGATCCGGCCGGCGAAGTGACGGACCCGGCTGCGCTCGTGATGCGCCGCCCACTTTTCCTCGTCCTCGTAGTCGATCCTGTCGTGCGGGATGGCGACAGGACCGATCCAGTGGATGCGCGGATCTTTCACCCAGCCGATGGCCTTGGGCGGAAAGTTCCCGAGTAGCTGGCTGTACACGTGGAAGGCTTCCACCGGGTTCGGGTCACCCGGATCTGCTGCGCCCTTGCGGGCACCGGGCAGGTCGTGAACGATGTCGCTGTCAGCCTCCGGGCTCCACTCTTCGACCGCCGAGGACGGGTCGAATGCCTCAGGCTCGACGGAGTGCGGCTTGTACGGCTTCGGGGCCTGCGCCGGGACGGACCCGACTACCGGGTGACCGGAGTCGTTCTTCCTCGCCCCGGACGGCGGGACGCCCGTATTAGCGCCGACAGGGGAGGCCACGGGGGTGAGTGTCACCTGAGGCTCAGGCCACGCCTCGTCATGCTCCGTGCCCTGGTCCGGGAACGCGTCCGCCGGGGGGGCCGGCTTGCGTCCGCGCGAGGGCATTTTCCCGTCCTGGCCGCCGCGGGGTGTCAGGGTGTCGTGCGGCTCAGGCTCGGCCATGTCGTTGATGTGGTTCGGGGGCTCAGCGCCTGCGCTGCCGAGTTCAGACGGGACTGCCCCTGGTCCGGCGTCAGGCCAATGCTCCGGGTCTTCCGTGCCGTCGCTGCGCCGCGGATAGGGCCAGCGCGCCCCGACAGCCTGGAGGGCTTGCGAGGCCGGGGTGAGGGTGAGGACTTCCCCGTTCTCGTTCACCATCCGCTGCAGGGCCTTGGTGGCATGCTCCCGGAGGGTGATGCCGTGTTCCCAGTCGTCGCGGAACTTCGGCGCGAGGTTGAGGTCCTTGATTTCCTTGCGGCGGAACCATGCCACGCCCTGCGTCTCCTGGGGCGTGGACCCGTTCAGCAGCGGCGTGAAGTACGGCACGTCGCACAGCCACAGGAACACCTGCGTCTTGCCGTCGTCCTCGACGTGGTGGAACGTCCCGGCGATCCTCAGCCCCGCGGGCAGGTCCCCGATCTCCTCGGTGACCTCGCGGAGCGCAGCACCCCACGGGTCCTCGCCCATGTGGGGTTTGCCTCCTGGCATCCCCCACGTGCCGTCGTCGCGCTGCTGGAGGAGGAACCGGTATTTGCCGTCGTCGTCGCGGGCGCGCAGCAGCAGCCAGACCAGGCGGGAGTCGTCATCGGCGGCGGCGGACTTGCCGAGGTCGGCGAGCGGTGGTTCGGTGTTGACGCTGCTGGGAGCAGGGCAGCAGCGGCAGCGGATATGACACTGGCCGATCACGCCGCCCGCGGAGAACGGGGCGTCCAGCGGGATGTCTCCGTCGTCGGCGGCGTCCTTGCACAGATCGCAGGCATTCGGTGACAGCAGCAGGTGCTTGTGGGTGACGCCGTTGTCGCGGTAGCACTGGATCGCGGCAGTGTTGATGGCCCGGCCGACTTCGGTCCACGCGATCATCTCCGAGCGCACGGCATTGTTCCCCAGTCCAGTCCTGGAGATCTCGCTGAGCCAGTGTGCTTCCTCCGAGCCGATGAACCCCTGCAGGGCATCCCCCTCGGCCTTGGCCGTGAAATCCGCGGGCTGCCCGGTGACGAGGGACTTGGCTGCGGCGTAGCCCAGGTTCCACGCTTCGGTCCACAGGGGCTTCAGGACGCCGGAGAAGACGTCACGTACCTCGTCGCTGATCAGGTCCCGCAGGGTGGAGTTGGAGACGAACATGCCCCCGGTGGCGGCCTTCTTGCGGAGTTCGGAGCCTCTAGTCTCGGCGTCGTGGAAAGCCTGCCCGATGAGGTTCTTGTAGGCGCCGACGAGACCGAGGTCGCGCTCCCAGCCTGGCCAGTGAGCAGCCTTGGTGACCTCCGGGTGCCCTGAGGGCGCGCTGTAACCGCTTTCCCGCGCGCTTTCCGCGTCACCGGCCCATTCGTAGGCATCCTTGGTCAGGCAGATATCCCCGGCGCGCTCCACGGCCGTGTCAATCAGCACGCCCTTGGCGATGTCCTCGGCGATCATCCCCAGGGCGCGTCCGGGGATGTGCTCGGCTTCCCACGTGGAGATCAGCCGGCCCTTCCGCAAGTGCCTGCGGAGCGCGTCCAGTTCGCACTGGACGGCCTTGAGCCGGTCGGTGTGCCCCTCGCCCCGCTTCCGGCTCCCCGCGACGGGAGAACGGCTCGTGGTGCCCCCGGTGCGCGGCCCGGGTCCTTGCACGGCCCCGGAAGCAGCCGAATGCGCGGGAGTGACGGACTCCCGGTGCGGCGCGACAGGCTTCGGATGGCTGCCGTTCGGGCGCGTCTGGCCGCCCTGTCGGACACTCGGCTGGCTCGTGCGGGACCTGGAAGACGTGGTGCGCTGACCGCTGTTCGTCCCCTGCGCCCCGCCCTGCGCGCCCGCCTGCATGTTCGCGATCAGCTGCGGGGCCATCGAGAGCGGGATCGGCCCCTGCGCCGTGAACACCACCGGCTCCGACGTCTCCTGCAATCCCCACGGAGGAAGGTCAAGCCGCTCCCGCACCTCGTCAATCGAGGAGATGGCGTTCTGCACCTGCTCCACGCCCAGGGAGGTGATCGCCTGCTTGTCCTCGTCGTCCTGCAGCCCCTCGAACGAGAAGCACATATCCTGCTGCCCGCAGATGTCCTGCAGGATGTAGTCCATGATGCTGGCCAGGGTCAGCAGCAGCGGCTTGGTGGATTTCCGGGACTTCATGTCCCGGGAGGCCTGCGCGCCGAACTTGATCCCCGACGCGGACGGCCCCGACGTGCTGGCGCCGATGTCCGGGATGATCCCGAGTTCGGTGGGCAGGACGTCCAGTTGCATGAGGACCTGGTTCATCACCAGGTAGTCGAACGAATCCGAAAGATCTACCGGACGCTGCGGGTCAACTTTGCTGCCGGGCGGAAGAACGATCACTTTAAGGTGATAAGCAGGGTCTCCCGCAATGCCGTTCAACGCATCCTGGAGTTCCTTGACCTGCGTCGGGGTGATATTCGGGTCCCCGGGTGAGATGTAGACGGCGGGGACGGTGTTCCCGCACCATGCGGCCTTGCCGTTCCTGCGGACGTAGACGATGCCGTTCGGGACGGTCACGCAATGGACGGTCCCGTGGTACTCGACCCGCTTGGGTTTCGGCAGCCAGTGATAGTCCTGCATCCGCTCGCGGACCACGTACTGGATGCGGCCACTCCGGCGGATAGGGCGACCGTTGCCAGCGTCCCCGGCGTCATACTGGCTCAGGTCTTGAGGGCGAATCCAGGCGTCTCGTCCGAGCTTCTGGAAGACCTCCTGGATGTCATCAGCGAGCCGCTCGCTGGTGGTGGTGTAGTACCGCTGGCCCAGTGGCCCCCAGTGGCCGTCGCCGAGCATCGCCGCAGACAGAAGCGCCTCAAGCAGGCGCGGCGAGTAGTCCTTCACGTCGGCGGGGATCGCCTTGTTCCATGCCCGGTGACCGATGTTGTCGCGCAGCCATGCCGCGAGCGCCTTATTCGTCACCTCGAAACGGTTATGAGAAGCGCGGTATGTCCAGTGGAGTCCCGTCTCCGCGAGGATGTCGCTGACCGCGCGGAAGTGCCGGGACGTGGGCGCCTGGGCGACGTAGATGTCGTTGCGGTCTTGCCGCGTCCATCCTTCAGCGAGATAGATGCCGAGGAAGGCACAGAAAGCGCGGGCTTCCATGACGACATCGCGGGCTGGATGGCGGGGCGATGCGATGCCCGGGATGCGGACAATCCCGGGTTCCGCTCCGCGCCACGTCGATGTGACCGGGTAAAGCCAGCGCGTCTCAGGCGCGCGGGCGATGTGCTCGGCCAGCCGGATGTGCCAGCCGTCTTCTCCGTCGCGCGGCTGATGCTTGGCCAGGTAGGCGTGTGGACGGGATACCAGCATCCGATGGCCGGGCGTCACCAGCAGTTCCACCGACTTGCTGGTGAACTCCACCATCTCCCCGGCGAACGGGTACTCCAGCCGCGCAGACGGGATCTGCCACTCGAACTCGCCCTTTTCGCCCCGGGTGGCCACCTCATCGGCATCGGAAAGCTCAGTAAAGAGCTTCCAGCCATTCCGGGTAAGGATCTCAGTGTCGCTTGAGTAGCATCCTTCGGTAAAATAGTCAAGTTGAAATTCTTGCTTCTGGAGACCAGAGATTATGGGGAGAAGTGCCTGCTCAATGGGCGGGAAGCCGTAAGGCGATTCGCGGCGCGGTACCAGCGGAAGGTACAGCATCACGTCGGCGCGGAACTCGTTGACCTGGGCACCCGTCAACCCGTAGTCGTCGATGTCTGAGCCGGAGATGACGGTCTGGTAATCGCTTCGGGGTACCCCGTAGAGGTATTGCTGATAAGCGGGGGCGGGTGGCCTCGGCTTTCCGCCGTGCATATTGAGAAGTGGACGAATTGTTGGCCCGCTCACAAGGCTAATACTATCAAGATCCGAGCCCAAAAGCCCGAGGCCGAGTCCTTTCCCGTACTTGGGCCGGAAGATCAACGACAAGGCATCGAAAACGAAGATCTCCTCGAGGAGCGCCTTGAGGAACGACGACCAGTCGAAGTAATCCGGGTCCGGGTGGCGGAAGAACCTCGTCGCCTTGGCGGCGCGTTCCCCGAAGTCCCTCATCGCCTTGTGGTCGCCTTGGTAGGCCTTGGCGGCCTTGGTGGTGAGCTCGATGGACCATTCGAGGCCGGCGATTTCCTCTTTGCGGAGCTCGATGGCGCGGCGGGCCACGTTGTACTTGGAGGCGATGGTCTGGAGCTGGGAGAAGCTGGCGAGCTTGAAGCCTTCGCTGCCGGGCTGGGTGGGGAGGTTGTAGCCGACTGGGTATTGCCAGAGGCGGGGGTCGGCGAATCCGCCGGGGATGGCGGGCTGGTCGACGGGGACTGGCTGGATCGGACTCATGGGGCCGAACGCGCCGTCGGTGAAAGTGCGGGACGGCCTGGGCAGGAAGGGCCCGTAGCTCGACTGGTACGGGTTGCCGTACATGGCGTTCGCGGCGACCTGGTTCATGCCGCCCCACCCGCCCGACTGGGGTGCGGGGGTGTAGCGGGCGCCGCCGGGGACGGCTTTCATCGCGGCGAGGACACCGGAGGTGCGTGACATGCCCGCCCCCGTTCCTCAGCTGATCTGGAGCTGACCCGCGATGAGAACCGGGGTTTCGGAATAATCCACGAATCGCACGTACACGACGTACGTGCCGATCCCCGGGTTGATCACCCCGGACGGCCCGACCAGGCATTTCGCGGAGTACGGGTAGAGGATGTTCGTCGGCACGGTATTCCATGACCCGACCACCCAGTCCGAGGATTGCGGGACGTAGGTCGCGGTGGGCGCGAACGCGAACTGCACCGTGTCGCCGATCGGGTTGTACGGCGCGCCGGCGGGGGTCTCGGCGGCGACGGGGACGAAAATGTACTGGGTGGACAGGGCTGACATGCCGATCTGGGACCAGCCCATGCTTCTCAGCCCCCTGATCCTCCTGAGGTGTGCATGCTGCCCGTGGCCCACGCGAAGTAGGGGATGCCGAGGGTGAACACGGGGTTTTCCGGTGTCACCACCGGGCCGCCCGGGTTGCTTTCGGCGCGGCCCCGGGGGGGTAGCGACGGGCGGATCCGGGCCGGGGTCACGGCCTGGCGGAACGGGGGGCCTGGCACCGGGTCCCGGACCGGGCCGCCGGGGCTGGCGGCGGTGCGGCCCCGGGGGGTGTTCCGGACGGCGGGAGACCGTGTCGGCTGGGTCCTGCCCGCCATCCGGCCTCCCGGTCATTCCTTCTTGCGCCGCCTCCTGATGTGCTCCGCCATGCCCATGCCCAGCAGGAGCGACTTGGGGAGCCGGGAGAGGATCTCGTCCTGTGTCTCTTCCGGCGGGGGTTCCGGTTCGTCGTACCTGGCGTAGACGATCATCCCGCCTACGGCCCACCGTCCGTCTGGCGGGGGGACCGCGAGGTAGTACGGGTAGCCGGAGGCGGTTTCGACGCCGGCGTCGGACTGGCCGGGGGTGGCGACCAGGGTGGTGTCCGTGTTGAGGTTCAGGTACTGCATGTAGATCAGGGGGATGGGGCCGATGTACACGGGGGCGGCGTTGCGGACCGGTGCGCCGGGGTTCCCGCTGCCGGCGCGTCCCCTGGGAGGGAGCGACGAGCGGATCCGGGCGGGGGTGGTCGCCTGGCGGAACAGCGGCCCGGAGGCCGGGTTCCTGACCGGGCCGCCCCAGGAGAACGAGATGCGTCCCGTGGAAAACGCGGCGGCAATCGCAGGCGGGGAAACGCCCCCGAGCGCGAGCGCCGCATAAGCGAAAGCGTCGTTGTTTGAGCCCGTAAGAGAATACGAGCGGGTTCCGGGGCCGGCGATCTGCCATGCGGTCCACGGGTTGACGAAAGTCCCCGGGGTCCAGTTCGCCCACCCGCCGAAGCCGGCGAGGGCGACGCCGATGATGTCACGGCTGCCCGTGGTGGTGATCGGCGGGGTGGTGTAACTGTTGACGCCGCTCCGGTTGAGGGAGTCGGTGACCAGGCCGTCAAGTACGGCCCCGGCGGGAAGGTCCGCGAACTCTTCGACGTCGATACCGGCGGCATTGTTGATCGCCGTAGTCCAGGTGGCCGTGACGTAAGTCACCGGGGACGCGTTTATGCAGTACGCGACATAGGCGGCGCCGTAGTTGGTGCTGACTGCCCCGGTAGCACCGTAGAACGTCCAGTTGTTGCCCGCGTCGTCGGTGACTGACGACAGGGTGCTCGTCTGCGAGCTCCCCCATGTCCCGGCGATCAGCGCGATCAGCGTGCCGCCGGCGTGGCTGGCGTAGGTCGCCGTGACCGTGGTGCCGGATGCGGCGCTAGTCCATCCGGAAGACCCGGCGTGAGTAACCCCGGGCGGAAGCGGGACAGCTGAGTAGTTCTGCCCCGGGGTGTTCTGCGGTATCGTCGCCCGGGCGGGGGTGACTCGCTGGCGGAACGCGGGACCTTGCGTGTGGATGACCGGCGGCGCGCCGGGACTGGACCCTATGCGGCCTTTAGGGAACGTCTGCGGGATCCGGGGGCGGATCGGGTAGCCGGCCTGCCGGAAAACCGGGCCCTGAACGGGATTGTGAACCGGGCCGCCCTGATTCCCCAGGACGCGTCCCTTGAGGAACGGGACGGGAAGCTTAGCGCGTAGCGCCTGGACTGCCGGGCGGAACACCGGCCCGGGAGTGGGTGGCGCCGGGGGCGTGCCCGTGTTGGAGCCGATGCGTCCCGCGCGGGGGTGAAGCTGCGGGAACCGGGCCTGGACGGGTCCGGGCC